TCATAGACATCTGGGTCTTGAGCAGGTCTCTTACTTCCAAGAACATATTCTAATCTCTTCTTGAGATCTTCATATGACTTGAACTGATCGGCAGCAACAATCTCTGCGAGAGAGTATTGTTTCTTCCATAAACCTTCGAGTGCATCGTCATCATCAAGTAATGGAGTTACAGCAGCAAACTCAGAACTATCATAGTTTCTGTATCCTGCTACGTTTTTTGCCTTTAACTTGAAGTTAGCACCTTGCCAGAAATCAAACGGATCAATTGCTTCCTCATCTTCAAACTCAGGTTGCATTGCAGCAGTAAGTTTATCAAATATTTTTTTACCATATTTGAATAAGAATACTTTACCTTCGTTATCAGGATTTGCTGGATCTTTCACAACGTAAATGTTACTCATGTAAGTAAGTTTACGTTTTTGTTTCCGTGCTGTTTCTTTTCCTGCATCGGTTCCGTTGTTCCAGAGTTGAGTGTTATACTCAGAAACAGGATCTTTCTGACCAAGTGATGTCAGAGAGTTTTCAATATACCAACCACCAGGACCTTGAAAGGCATGGGAGTATAGTTTTACAAAGGGTAGATCCTCATTTTCGGGTGCAGGTAGGAAACGGATAACAGCGTATCCATTGCCACTTTTATCTACATCTAACTTCCATGTGCGTTCGTCACCAGACGCACCGTTATTATTCATTTTCTCAACTTCTTTAACTAACTTTGCAGTCAAAGAGCCAAGCTTAGATTGTTTTTTTAAGTCTTTAAAAGACATAAGATTACCTCGGATAATTTGATTGGGGGATTGTTTTTATTATAACAAAAAAAGATTAATTAGTCAACACTCTTCTTGAGTTTGCCAATGGTTTCATCCATTGCATTAAAAATAGATGGCATATCAGTTCCTTCTGGGAAACCCATACCTTCTAGGGACTTACGCAATTGATTTTTCATATCTTTTGCTTCTGGGTCATCTGATAAAGATAACCGAGTCCACATACATTTTTGTTTCTCTAAAAGAGATTCTAATTTTTCTACGTGTTCCTTTTGATCAGTAGGACTTAGAAAACCAAAACCAAACATCTTTCCATAGATGCTAGTCTGTAATCTATTAATTTCAGATAATTCTTCACGGACTATTTCCGATTCAAAAAATCTCATTTTTTCTTAGTCTCCACAACTTCTGGTTGTACTGGTTCAACTTTACTTTCCTCGATTTGTTCGAGGACATCAATTGCTCCTAGAAGTTTAACACGGGTTTCATTTAAATTGTTTAATTGACCCGATACTTCTTTGAGTTGAGATTTAAGATTTTCAAGAACTGTCGCATTGTCAAGAGCCATTACGAATAATCTCCTTTAATAATTTTTTATATTGAAACACATTAATATTTATGAAAGGACTATACTTATTAATCTTCATCTTTACGGATTCCCACACTGGGTCGTCAAGTTGTTTGTCAAGGTTTTTTACGAAAGAAAAGATCTTTTCGTAGATTACCAAGATTTCTAAGTTTAGTTCTCCACCCAAGTGTTTCTTGAGTATTTTTGGGTGTCCCTTGGAGCAGTTGAACACTTCGTCTAATTCGTTCTCGGATAGCAATCTCTCTGATTGTTCTCTGAACAAGTAAGTTAAACTCTGCTGTGTTCTCATCCACTCTGAGTAATTTCTTTCTCCAGAATTTATAATTTCTCCAATCCATAAGTTTTCTGGGTTTGTCGATGTTACAAAGTTGGCAAGAAGAAAATCTACAATCTGACCATCAGAATACTTACGGGAAGTTTTCTCAAACCAGTATTTGTCTTTTCTTCGATTGAAAGCAGTTACTGTGGCACGGGATTTGCCACCATATTTAAAGAAGTCATACTTACCATTGGTAAAATGACTTTTCATAGAAAGATATGTTTGATAAGTTTCAAACGGTGTCACTTTCCTCTTCAACATCTTCACTTTCTAATTCTGTAATTGAGTCACAAGGAACCTCATTATCACCTATCATGTACCAATGTTGATTGATACCAATACTATCAGGTCTTACACCAAGATATTGTAAATCTGGCATATTATGTTCACGAATGATTGCTTGTAATCTATAGTGAATTAACTCTGATTTCTTCATTATAAAGGTAATTTTGCCCTTGAAGTCTTTTTCATAAAGTTAAGACGAATTGCATCCCACTTTAATCTTTCTTTCAAAGGTTTTGATATGAGTTTCGTTACTGATTCTACCTCAATACTGTTAATTTCGCAATAGTGTATGATCGCATCAATATAATTGAGTTGTTCATCAACCACAATCTTTTCGATATCGAGTGCAAACTTCTGTGGAGTTACAAACTTATTCGCAATAGCTTTTTCTAGTTCTTTATTCGGTTCCATAGAGTTCCAATTTATCCCCAACAAACTTTCTAATGTATTGTCCAAGGAGTTTGATGTATTTTGATTTGTCGTATTCTTCATAAACAACGCATTCTCCGTTTTCACATGCCATAATAATGACTAATTTTTTAACTGATATACCCTTCATCTCATACAACATACAACCGTATGCCATTGCTTGAACAAAATAGTGTTCAATCCACTCTCGTGGTTTAGGTTTTTTAGATGTTTTAAAATCGATTATTGCTAACTCATCGTTGTATTCTGCAATACAATCAACAGTTCCTGCAATTCCTAATTGCCTACTATATAGCGCACCTTCCAAAGTACGTATTTTACTAATTTTGTTTAATTTACCCTTCGATATTTTAAACAAAAAGTCAGATATAGGAGGGACTTTAGGCAGTTCCTCGTTCTTTAAATAATACTCCGTAAGAGTATGCATATCCGTTCCACGAGTCGTAGCAGCCTTTGTAATTTTATCTGCTTTTTCATTACCAACTCTCTTTCTCCAATCAAGAAAAATCTGTTTATTGTAATGACTCGTAATTGATGTGATTGAAACTAATTTAATTAATTCATCTTCATCGGGAACTGAATAATAACGAACTCCGTCTACCGTTTCACGTTTAAGTGAAGGTAGATCCAAATCAACATGATCAAACATTACATACCCATTTCTAATTTTGCAATAAGATACTCTTTAACAATTCCTGAACGAACTATATCATCAATACCAAATTCAATTACATCAAATGATGGCATGGAACGAATTATCTTCATAAAGTCAACGATACCATTTTTTTCATTGGTTTTCTGCAAATCAGTTTGAGATGCATCACCACAGAAGAAAATTTTACTATCTTCGCCAACTCTTGTTATTATACTATCTAATTCATGAAAATTCAAGTTTTGAAATTCATCAACGATAATAATTGAACGATCAAGTGTTGTTCCTCTTAAAAATGAGGTACTCCAAAACTTAATTGTGTCCTGTGCTTTCAGATTACCATAAAGCATCTCAAAGTCTGCATCAGATGACATCTGAAACATATATTTTACCATATTTTTATATGGAACCTGATATATGTCAGATTTATCTTCATGATCACCTGGCAAGAATCCAATCTCACGAGTTGCGACTAATGAACGAACAATATAGATTTTTTCATAGGGTGTACTCTCATCAAGAACATTCTTCAAAGCATTATATAAGGTAACAAAAGTTTTTCCTGTACCTGCAGCACCATAGGAAATTATATTCTTACCTTCATTGTAAGAATTAAATAAGATTTTTTGATTTTCTGTAATTGGTTCAATATTGACCAAATATTCAGAATTTACTGGTTTTTTTCTACGCATTTGCTTTGCTGTCAACCCAACTCCAATGGGTTGATCTCCGTTACTTCGTTTTCTTCCCATTAATCAATTTTTTGTTTTTGAGCACCTGGATATTTCTGTACTCTTTCTAAAACTTCATTCCAACCTGGTTTTCTTTTCACTAATTTTTGTTTCCATTCTCCAACTTCTCCAACACCTGGCATCGTAGATGGATCAGAGTAATCTCTTGACCAATCAGGATTGTCTTCCGTCCATTGATCCCAATCCATGACACTCATCACAACTTCTTTTTGTTCACCAGTTTTTGTATTCACAACAGGATATGTAGCCATAATAATTGATTAATGTATAGTTATTTAGACCCATTCAAGGGCTTCTGATACTGTAGGGAACTGTTTAGTAAAAACTTTACGACACTCCTCTGCAATATCCATATGTTCTTTTTGTGTTCCATGTGCGGAACGAAGATCAATATAATGTATCCATGATCGACATGAACCAGTCATATAGATTTTTGTTGGTGTACATAATGGTAGAACCATTCTAGCACACTCTTTGGCAACTCCTTCTTCAATCATCTGATTATACAATGACTGACAAGAACTGAAAAGAGTTATCATTTGTGCTTCTAACTTTTGCCTTACAAAAGGATCAAGATCATCTGTTGAGTTCTGACGATTCTTCTTATCCTGTTTTCTTAAGTCTGGTAGTTGTATATTACCAAGTTCATGACTCTCTGCATATCTTTGAGAAAACTCTTGGAACGTAAATGAACGATGTCTTAGTATTTGTGCAGCAATT